TACTTCGAATAGGTGTTCTATTTCCATAGTCCACTCAAAGTACCAACAGGTTTGATCTGCGTTGCCAAATATATCTGCAGGGATAGGCTGAGGAGGGTGGCTAAAATAAACATTACCAGCAAGTCCAATGGTCTGCATAACAGTATCAAAGTTTTGTTGCTGTAGTCTTTCTAGATCATTCCTAGATTTGTACTGGCCCGAAGCAGAAATGTCAGCTAGCGTGTATAAACAATAAATCATTGCTGTATTTAACAGCCGTAAAAAAGCCCACTATAAAAGTGGGCTTATTATTCCCATCCCAGAGAATTAAGCTACTACAAAACTTGTACCTAGTACAACTGTTGCAGCATTATAACGATAACCTGCACCTGTATCTAACGCACGGACACGTAGCTGTAATGTATCTGCATCTACACCGTGACCGTCTACGATCACGTGAATAATACCGTCACCAGCTGATGGTGTAAAATACATTAACGGCTGTAGTTCACGTATAACTTGCTCTACAGCTTCGTCAATGCCGTCATCTTGGGCTTGCAAGTCTGCGCCCACGTCAATTATGAATGCTTTTAGTTGTACAACTGAAACTATAGAACCAGTTAAATATTGGCCTGAACCATTTACTCTTGTTGTTGCTGACATAATATATCTCCTCGTATATGTCGAACTACTCTTTGTAGTTCATTGTAATGTATTTATCATGGCCGTAAAAAAGCCCCAATTAAGGGGCTTAGTCTTCCCATCCCGGAGAATTATTACATTGAATACAATGTTGTTGGTTCTGTTACAGTTAGTGTACCACCAGCTGTAAATGTCCATACGCCAGTAGCTGTTACACTTCCTGCGCCTAGAACATATCCAACTCTGCTAGCTAATGCATCTAAGTCAAGCATATGACGATCGCCCATTGTAAGGATCTCTAAACCGTCGCTGGCTACTTGGAATACTGAACTAGTTGTACCAAGTTCTTCTGTAACTCTAGTTGCAGTAGTTGTAGTTAATGCAATAGCGCCGTCTGAACCGCTTAATACATACTTGAATACTGTTTGTTGAAATGTACGTTGTACTGTACCTAACGCTACTGCGGTAGGATTTACTCTTGTTGTTGCTGACATAATATATCTCCTCGTATATGTCGACCTACGTCCTGTAGGCCTTTGTACTATTATTTATACGAGATACAAAAAAACCCCGGAATATGGAGTTTTTTGGCTAGATAATATTACTTCGGAGTCCAACGTCTGCGAGGCACTAGCTTGACATTTCCAAACTTTTTACCTGCAGGTGCGTAGCGTACACGGCCTTCGCCATGTGTATCCCATATTTCGCCCTGTCCTTGCTCTACTTGATCAATAACTTGATCTTTAAGATCCATAATACGGCCAACAAGTCCGAATATAGCTTCTAATGCACGAGCATGTTGTTGTGCAAGCTGTTCAATCTTAGTCTGCTTGGGCTCACTAACCTTGCTGCTTTTTAGCCAAGATAAGAAGTTCTGTGCGCCCAGATTATCCAACTGTTTAGCTTTAGCTGTTTGATTAACATAGGTATACAATATATTCTTTAGATCACCAAGACCAGTGGTACCTTGCAAGAAGTTGTCAATAGCAGCAGAGTGTTGATTCAAATACTGTTCCACACGATCAATTGCACTAGTATCTATACTAACTGGATTGCTGTTATACACAGGTCCTTGTACAATCAGTTCAGGAACTGTGTTGAACATGCTAAAGTCATCCATGGGCTTTTGATCACTGTCATCCATACCAAACTCCGGAAAGTAGGCATGGCCCACTACCATTACCTGTGATTGACTAATCTGTTGTCCCAATGGACTATCTGCCTTAACATGATAGGCAGTTTGACTTTTTGGATTAGGTGCAAAGTTATACACACCTTGTTTGTCAACTGCGGGTCGTTGTAAGTACAGGCCGTCAGCATAGACGTAGCCCACAAAGTTCTTTGGAGTAGCACGATCAAACAGGGGATATAGATTTGCAAACTGTTGTGCAAATGCCTGTCGTTGTTTTACTTCTTCGGGAGTTTTAGGTTTACCGCTCTTGTTGGCAATGAAGTCTGCTACTGCATCTGGACTATCAGTAGCAGCACCACGGCTCCAGCCATTATGTCCCGCTAGGATTAGTGGACCACCTTTTTCAGCACGACCCCAGTAGATCTGTGGATTACCATCCCACTTCATACGTATAGTCTTACTACCAGCACTAGTAGCGATTTCTTTCAAATGGTCCAATGCTTCAATAGTGCCGCGGCTACCGTGAAAGAACACTAGGTCTTCCAAGTGGTTAAAGGCACGACCTAGTTTTTTAACAGCAGCTTCTTCTGCTTCTCTTAGGAACTCGTTTGCTCTCATCTTAATCTCGCAATAGTTAACATTGCTGTTAGCTCAGGGCTTTCTTTAACTGCTGAGGGATTTTGTTTCTGAAATCGTGCAAACTTTTTAGGATCAACTCCGCGGGCTGCTGCAATATCTGCTGTTGGCATCATTTGATGTGCTGCTGCAAGGGTTGCGGCGGTGTCGGTTCCGTCTCCAACTCTTGGAGCAACTTCGGTTGATCGAATGCCACTTACATGATCATTACTATGGCTAAGTTTGGCAGCACCTAAGTCGTAAGCCGTGGTGGTCTTGATCGGGCGGCCTTGGGCATCTACTTTCTGTGTAGATTGCAAAGGACCTTGATTATAGTCTGTAGTTTGACTACCATCGGCGTGTTTAGTTTGTTGCACACCTGCAAAACGTGGGCTTACTACATCGGCTTCTTTCATACCAGCTAACTGTCTCATTCGTCTAATATCTTCAGATATCTTTGGAGTTCGTTCAGCCCAGTTCTTATCTTGTTTAACATGTGCTAGTAATGCCTGTGCCTGCTCTTCTGGCAAGCTGGCCATGATAGCTTCTACTGAATCAATGTTATCTCCAGTAGCATCTGGTCCTATTAGCACACGAGCAATGTCATCCCACTCGTCTGCAACTAGTTCACCTTTCTTATTCTCTGGGGTACGTGCAAACAGTCCTTGCCATGCAGAGTACATATAGCCCTTGCTCTTGGCCAACTGTGCTAACATCAGCTGTTTGCCCACGCCCTTGTATGTTGATCCTTTAGGAATCTTGTGTTGATGATAACGGCTGACTTTAGCCACATTAGGAATAGTCTCAAGATCAACTTGATAGAACTCATCACCTACTGGTAAACGTACAAATACATTAACACCTGCTTGACGCACTTGGAAGCCACGATCTTGTACAAACATGGCTAATGCTTTGCGAGCTGATTTATCATCATCTGTTTTAAACTTGGCTTTAACTTCGTCAAGATCAACTTGTAAGTCCATATCGCCGCTCATTTCCCCGGGCGTAGGAGTGTGTGCGCTGCCAATGGCCACGCTGTTTAATCCTAGGGGATTTAGGATAGCATCCATCTTAGCCTTCATTTCCGGGGCTAGTTTTTGATCGAACTCTTTAGTGTCCGGAAATATTACATTTTTACTCATTGCCTTTGCTTTCCTGTATTTTCTTCATGCCACGCTTAAACTTAGCTGGTTCGCTAGTACGGATAGCATTAACAAAACGGCGCTCTAATTCAGCAGCCGTTTCTACATCGTATTGCTCACGAATCAGAGTTAACAGGTTAATTGCGCTTTCGATTAGGTTTGCTCCACGGCTTTCAATCACTTGATCCTTGTCACGGCTAATACCTAAGTCGCTTAATTCTTGCAGTATTGATCTGGTGCTTTTACGCATATAATCCTCTAATTCTTTTGTATATTTAACCTTTTTGCAAAGTAAAATAAAAATGTTGCAGTGCCAGATAAACTAGACTAAATATATTAGTAGAAACCATGAGTCTCTACACACACTTACACAAGGATTATAACATGAAATTCTTATCAGAGCAAATGATTAGAGTAATGGAACGATTAGCCGAAATGTTCCCAGGATCTAATTACCAAAGCCGCTTAGACGCTTATCTAAGTACCAAAAGTATTACCGATACTGCACAGTTGGAAGCATACATCCGACAATACCAATATTCTCAAAAGGAAACATATCTATGAAAACAATTTTAAACACTATATTCGAAAGCCTAGTTGCATGGGGCGAAGCCATTGCGGAATACCGTAAGAGCAAAGCATCTCATCACTACTATTAAAATTACTAAATATTGGCATGAAATTAGTGTACATACACGGTGCCAATGCCACCAGCGAGAGCTTCAACTATATCAAGAGTAAATTAGGTGAAGGTCTAGACCTCAACTATGATAGCCGAAATGGGTTTGAAAATAACCTAAAGGACATGCAGACAGCATTACAGGACTATAAGGACCTGGTGTTTGTTGCACATAGTCTAGGCGGCATTTACAGCCTACATTTAGCTAATAGTATGCCAGTAGCCGTTAAAGGTGCTGTGACCCTAAGCACACCCTATGGTGGTGCTGAAGTAGCGGACTATGCTCAATACTTCTTGCCATTCAGCAGACTGATGCGTGACATTGGGCCCAGTAGTTGGGTAATGAAGCAGGCTAAACGTATTAAAATACAGCATCCTTGGACCAACATAGTAACAGTAAAGGGTCAAAGCCCTTTTATGCACGAGCCCAATGATGGTGTAGTAACCATTGCCAGTCAACGGCATCACGAGGATATGGAATTAGTGGAAGTAGATTGCAACCACTACGAAGTTGTGCTCAGTGACACTGTTGTTAAACTTGTTAAAGAAAGAGTAAACAAGTTTAAAAAATAGTTCATTCAGCTTTACAAACAGTCTTGTACACTGTATAATAAATACATAGACAGCAAAGTTGCTGTTTACACATAGACATTAAACACACAGGAGATTATTATGTCACAATTCGAAACACCAAAGCTACCAGAAGTTAAATTCAACAAAAACGGATATGAAATCCGTACAGACATCCTTGGCATGGCTAAGAGCATGGTAACAGAAGACTTCCACTCTAAATTCCAAGGTTGGGAAATGACTGCTACTCGCGATGAGAAGACTGGTCAAATCGTTACCAAAGTAGATATGCCAACATTCCCAGGACTTGAGAAAGTTCTAGAAACAGCTGAAAAGATGTACGCATTTGTCAATGCTGGCGCAACTGCTAAGAAGTAATAGTATATTACATCAAACAAAAAGGACCTTCGGGTCCTTTTTTATTCATACGTCTATGGTCATGGATTAGAATCCGTTAGTTGATGTTCTGTAGAAGATCTTACCGGTAAAGTCCGATGTCTTAGCTTGTCCCGGATATGAATAACTAACAACTAGCACTCCAGGTCCGTCTGGGCCATTGCCGAACATTACACGCATTGGAATGTATGTGCCTGCTGTTAAAGCCACGGTGGTTGAAACTTCAGTTTGAGGGTGTAGTCCACCGTTTGATATAGTCACGTTAGTTAAGGTGTTACCACTACGCCAGTTAGTGATGGCATTGTCTCCAAACCATAAGTAAGCCCCGTCGTCACAGCTCAAATATATTGTGTAGTTGCCAGTGTAGGTTACTCGCAGGTAGCCTTTTAGCATCATGCTGGTTGAGTTAGGTAGTGCTGGCTCGTTGATGTCATTGTCAGCTGCATCAAAGTTGTCAGGAGCGGCCTTTAACACAGCAGTATCAAAGAAGTTTGGAACTTCGTTGTGATATCCTTGATAGTTAGTGCGCCATATACCTGGGCTAACTTCAATAACTTCGCCATCGTATGTTGCTTCGGTGTTTGAATCATACCAAGGACGACCTTGTACTAGGCCACTGGTGTTGGCATTATCATCACCACTAGTGGAATAGGTGTCTGGTAATAGCGCAATGTTGTAAGTATTTTTAGCACGATAGTAAGGTTTAGTAGCATCTAAACTACCGGTAATAGTACCGTCGGCGGCAACTACTTTACCTTGACGTTTAGCTTCAGCAATGGTAAGTTTAGCAGTTTGTCTTGCCAGTTTAGTTGCCAGTGTTGATATTCCGTTTGCAGCCATTATTTTAATCCTCTTACGATATTTATCGTTAAATAGTCTACTATGATAGATAAAACACCCTTTGAAACACTGATAGCAGATCTTAAAGCTAATGGCAAATATCGTGTGTTTAACGATATTCTACGTGAAAACGGCAAGTTCCCACAGGCTATCTGGTATGGACCTTATGCTATTAAAAACATTGTAAACTGGTGCTCAAACGACTACTTAGGCATGGGTCAGCACAAAGTTGTTATAGATGCCATGCGTACAGCCTTGGACATGACAGGTGCAGGATCGGGCGGTACTCGAAACATTGCAGGTACAAGTCACTATCATGTGGCATTGGAGCATGAGCTTGCTACTCTGCATAAGAAAGAACGGGCATTGTTGTTTAGTTCAGCTTATGTGGCCAACGAATGGACCTTGATAGCCTTGGCTAAGATCATTCCCAACATTGAATATATCAGCGACAGTAACAATCACAACTCAATCATCGTGGGTATACAACACAGTCGTGCTAACAAGCAGGTGTTCCGTCACAATGACATGCAGAACTTAGAAGAATGTCTACAGGCTGCTCAGCTCTGTGGTAAGACTCCTTGTATTGTATTTGAAAGTGTTTACTCAATGGATGGCGATGTGGGCATGATCAAAGAGATATGCGATCTAGCTGACCAGTACGGTGCTATGACCTACATCGATGAAGTACATGCTGTAGGTCTATATGGCGAAACAGGTGCAGGCAAAGTTGAGAAGTACGGGCTACAGGATCGTGTTGATATAATCAACGGTACACTTGGTAAAGCATTTGGAGTACAGGGCGGATACATTGCCTGTGACAGTGTCGTAGCTGATGCTATCCGTAGCATTGCTGCTGGCTTTATCTTTACAACATCTATGAGTCCCGTGACCTGTGCTGGCGCACTGGCTGCTGTGAAATACTTAAAGAGTCACGGAGAGCTACGTGAGCAACATCAAGACCGTGCCCGTAAGTTAAAGTATAGATTGATCAAGGCTGGCATACCCGTTATGGCGTGTAGTACTACACACATTGTGCCTGTGCTGGTAGGAGATGCTAAACGTGCCAAAGCTATGAGTGATGCACTAATGAACGATCACAATATCTATGTGCAGGCTATCAACTTCCCCACAGTAGATGTGGGAACGGAGAGGTTGCGATTTGCTCCCACTCCGTTTCACGATGATGGTATGATCGAAGACTTAGTTCAAGCCCTCGTCAAAGTGTTTAACACATACTGAGAACCTGTGTAACACCAAATACCAGTGCTGCTCGTAACTGCAGGTCCGCGCCCTCAGATTCTAACTTTTCAGTGTTGATCAAGTCTTCAAGTAGGGCACGAGCTTCATCTTGCGAGACCTGTCCGTTCTGTAGGGCTTCTGCTATTTGTAGAGCATATTGAGCACGTTCAGCTGCCCAAGGTTGCCCACTGTTGATAACTTCGTGTAGTACGTTGCTCATTTACTTCTTCCCACCGTTGTATAATTGTCTGTCTTTGAATTTTTCTAACTCTGCCACACGAAACAGCAAGGTTTCAATGATGGCACGGTTTGCAGCCGCACGGGTCACAGCTTCTGTGTTGGCCTGCATCAAGTCTTGGCGCAGTTTTTCACGAGCCAGTTCAGCACCCATGTTTGGTGCTTGTTTGTTGTCTGATGTCACCACCAACTGCATCTTGCTTTCAAGAATGGTCAGTTGATGATTGGCCACACTCAGAGCATTCATCAAGTACACCACACAGGCAAACATGATGGGTAGCACAGCAAATGTTACCTTTTCGATCAGTGCGCCCTTGGCTTCGCCAGCACTCATCTTTTCTTTGATTTGATCTAATTCCATTTTATTCTCCTCTTAACTTTTCTAATTTGGCAATGTAGTTGGCCATCATGTGATCAAACACACCAATATACTTTTGACCTTTTGCTCTGGCTCGCAATCTGCTACGGACCATGTCCTTTACCTGTTGCCACGGAGTTAGGTCTCTAAACTCTCCATAGAAGTTCATGTATCTGTGTGTGCCGTGATGTGCGAATCCCATCAACATAAATGGAACTTTGGTTACATCATCGCAATTGTTCTGTACTCTGTAATGGTCAACAGTTAGGCTCTTAACAAACTCTGCGTTGCCAACTCTCGGCGAACCAAATGTTATCAATGCTGTTACACGATCCTGCATACGGCTGGCAGCAATGGTAGCCATGGCAGCGCCAAGACTGTGTCCAGTTACGTATAGGTTGCCTGGATTGTCTGCTAACACTTTAGAGATAGTGGGCCATAGTTTGTTGATTTCTTCTTTGAAGCCAACATGTACCTTGCCACCACAGGCTTCAAGATTCTTGCCAGCCTTTAAGTCTGCCAATATATCTGACTTTTCAGTTACTTCAGTACCTCTAAAACTCAGCACAGTAATAGTGCCATTGGTCAATAGATATGCCTGTGCTCCGTTGATGTCGAAGAATTGAATAATTTTATATCCTAACGCTTTAAACTTGGCAGTAGCGGTTTTAGGATTGTCATAGGTAGTTTGCGCTATGTTGGCAAACTCTAATAGTAGTTCAGTTTTCATTAGAATCTTCCTTGAGTTGTTTTAGCAATGATGTCAGCCTGTTGAATCATCAGCTTACGTTTGATATCGCAATAGATAGGACTTACTGGCTGTGCTCTATCTCGAAACTCTTTCACTGTGGCCTGCAGAGTCTTGCCTAG